CTCGATGGGCTACAAGAATGTGGACAACATCGGGTCCGACGATGCCGCGGCTTCCTTGAATGCTGAGCGGGTCGAGCGGCTGGGATACGACGACGAATTCGCCTCGCTGGGTGTGCAGGACAACCCGGGCGATGACTCGCAGCGGGTGGTGTGGCTCAACGAGTTGTATATCAGGTGCGACTACGACGGCGACGGCATTGCAGAGCTTCGCAAGGTGGTGATCGCCGGGAACGAACTGCTGGACAACGAGGAGGTGGACTGCTCCCCGTTCATCTCCATCACTCCGGTGCCGATGCCGCACAAGTTCTTTGGCCTGTCGATCGCTGACCTGTCGATGGAGGCGCAGAAGACCAAGACGAACATCCTGCGGGCGCAGCTCGACAATATGTTCCTGCAGGTGAACGGCCGTTACTACGCGGTCAACGGCCAGGTCAATCTGGACGACCTGCTGACCTCGCGCCCTGGCGGTATCGTCCGCGTGGATCAGCCGAATGCTGTAGGCCGGCTGGACCAGGGCATGGGCGACATGGGCTCCTCCTCGCACATGATGGAGTGGCAGGAGATGGACCTTGAGCAGCGCACCGGCTGGACGCGCTACTCGCAAGGGAATGACTCCAAAGCGCTGAACCAGACCGCCACGGGCGTGCAGATCATCACAAACAAGGGTGACATGCGCACGGACCTCATCGCCCGGCAGTTCGCCGAAGGGTTCCGCGAGCTGTTCGAGATGATGCTGAAGCTGACCAGCCAGCACCAGGACAAGAAGGTCGAGATCCGCATTGCCGGGCAGTGGGTGGACATGGACCCGCGGGAGTGGCGCAACAAGTTCGACGTGAACATCAACGTCGGCCTGGGCATCGGCTCCAAGGATGAGCAGGTGCAGAAGCTCATGGCTCTTGGCCAGCAGCAGGCGCATGCGATGGCGATCGGTGTTTCGACCCCGAAAAACGTCTACAACCTGCAGTCCGACATTGCCAAGCTGATGGGCAATAAGAACCCGGACAAGTATTTCAACGACCCGGAGAAGAATCCGCCGCCTCAGAAGCCCGATCCTGAGCAGCAGAAGCTGCAGGCTCAGATGCAGGGCCAGATGCAACTGGAGAACATGAAGATCCAGGCCGGCGCGCAGGGCAAGCAAGCAGAGATGCAGGCGAACGCCCAGATCGAGGCGATGAAGACGCAGTATCAGATGCAGGCCGCCGAGGCTGACCGCCAGCACGAAGCCCAGCTTGAACAACTGAAGATGAGCATGCAGGCCGAGGTGGACAACAACCGCCAGCGCTCGGAAGCAGAGCAGAAGACGCTGGAGATGCAGCAGGCGGCGCAGTTGGAGCAGATCAAGGCTCAGTACGCCGATCAAGCCCACCAGCGCGAGCAGGATCTGAAGTGGCAGATCGAGCAACTGAAGTCGGCGACGGCCATCGAGGTGGCGAACATCCAAGCCGCGGTGAAGGTGAACGACACGGCGACGAAGGCCGCGACCGCCACGCTTTCGGCCAAATCTAGCGGGGTGAGCGAATGACCCGCGGCGTATGGGTGGGCATGAGCACTGCATATGCCGGTTCATGGGGCGCTGCCAACCCGATGACGGCCATCGGGGACATGATCGTCGGCGGTGCTTCTGGCATCCCGACCAGCCTGGCCGCGGGGACGGTCAACTACGTGCTGACGAGCAACGGCGCGGGGGTTGCGCCGTCGTGGAAGGTTTCGTCATCCGGCTTCACCAACCCGATGACGACCATCGGCGATTTGATCGTCGGAGGAACATCGGGGGCTGCGGGGCGACTCGCTGCGGGCACTGCCACTTACGTGCTCACGAGCAACGGCGCAGGGGTGGCCCCGACATGGCAGGTTGCGCCGGGTGGTGTTGGGTCGGTTGCATGGGGTTCGGTCACGGGCACGCTGTCGAGCCAGACGGACCTGCAGGCCGCGCTCGATCTGAAGCAAGCCCGCACGCCGAATGTCCAGTCGGTCACGTCTGCGACAAGCGTCGTTCCGACGTTCTCGAACGATGCCGTAAAGATCACGGCTCAAGCTGCAGCGCTAACGCTGTCGAATCCGACCGGTACAGCTATCGACATGCTCGGAATCGCAATCCGGGTAAAGGATAACGGCACAGCGTGGGCGATCACCTATGGCACACAGTACCGCGCCATTGGCGTGACGCTCCCAACGACGACAGTCGTCGGCAAGACACTGTATCTCGGGTGCATCTGGAACGCTGCCGATACGAAGCTCGATGTCGTGGCTGTCGCACAGGAGGCTTGATCCATGATGCCTTTTGCTGCACTGAGGATGCGCCGTGCAGGCGCGACGATCCCCTACTTGGATCTGATTTCCGTTGCCCCGAAGTCGGTCCTGTCCCTGCGCAAGCAGATCAGCACGGCGACGGTTTCCATCCGGGTGCGCCGCTCAAGCGATAACGCCGAGCAGGACATCGGCTTTGTTGGCGGGAATCTGGACACTGCCAGCCTCGCGACGTTCGTCGGCTCCAACTCGGCCTACGTCACCACGTTCTACGACCAGACGGGCGGCGGCTTCAACGCGGTTCAGGCGACCGCGGCGAATCAGCCTCGGATCGTGAATGCCGGGACCATCGACGGGAGCCTGATTTTCGACGGGGCCAACGACGCTTTGAGGATTACGTCTCTGACGCTCGGGACGCCGCAATTCCAGGTGTACACGAAGGCGCTGATTCCCTCCGCCGTGAATGGCAGCATCTTCATCGAGGCAAGTGCGTCGTGGGATAGCGGGCAGGCCGCTGTCGTCTATGGCAGCACATCTGTTATCTGGGTGGGTTCCAGCAACGCTCCAACGACAAACAACCGGACGCAGAACTTCCCCCGCCCGACCGTCATGTCACAGATGACCTGGCTGTTCGATCGCTCGATCGTTGGGCAGTATGAGGAAGTCATGTACACCAATGGCGTTTTCCAGGCGGCAACGTCCTCAGGCGCCACCGAGCAGACCGGGAACTATTCGACCAACAACATCAACATCGGTGCACGCAATAACGGGGCGTCCTTCCCGCTTGCCGCCAACATCGAGACGCTTGTCTTCTACAACGCGGACACGTCGGGCGTCCGCACCAGCATCGAGGCGCTTGTCGCCTGACCTCGTGAACGCTCACGCATTGATATGAACTCGTCCACGTTCGTCTCGGACATGAACGGCAGTTTCAAGGATCTGGAGCTGATCGACCCGATCTGGCTGCGCATCGTGGAAGAGCAGACGGCGCGGATTCAGGAGCAGGACGCACAGATCCTGCGGCTGGTCGAGATCAACCGAAAGCTGCTGCGGCAGATGAAGAAATGACCCTTGAACAGCGAATTTACAACGGCGACCGGGCACGCGAGATCCTCGAAAACGAGGTGTTTCAACAGGTCTTTGCAGACTACCGAACGGAGATCACAGAACAATGGATGAAGTCACCCGCCCGCGACGTGGACGGCCGCGAAAGGCTGTGGACGTTCCTCGCGCACCTGAACAAGCTGGAAACGATGATCCAGTCAACGCTGGACACGGGCAAACTGGCAGCGAAGGATCTGGAGCACAAGCGGACCCTGGCGCAGAAGGCCCGCAATTGGGCTGGCCTGTGATGCTCGCCACCGTCCACGCGAAGCACAAGCGGGATCACCAGATCACCATCGTCTCGCACCCGGACGCATCGGGCGAAGTCATCGAGACCGCGCACCTCGGCAACATTCGCGTCGTGGTCGGCCCGGCTCAGTACACGCTCAGCACGGGCGAAGTGGTGGCGCTGTGAGCAACGTTGCACACGATGCCGTGATTGCCAAGCGTTCCGATCTGGCTGCGCGCGCCCAAATCCTGAACGCCCAATGGATCGCAGCGCGTGACGATCAGCAGGCGCGGCGGGTTGAACTGAACCAGCTACAGGCCGACATCGCAGAGCTAGATGCTTGGCTGGCCGCCAACCCGACAACGTAATTCAGCCGCCGCTCTACCGGCATGGATGGCCCGCAAGGGTCTTTCTGTAGAGCAGCCCAGCGCAGTGATGCGTCGGCATAGGAGAAACCGTGGACACGTCTTCGACACCCACTGAAACCGGTAGCCTGGACATCAACCAGGCCGGAGCAGCATTCGCCGCGATGCTTGACCCCGTAGAGCCCCCGAAAGAGGGCGCGGAACCTGAGCCCAAGCTTGTCCCCGAGGCCGAGCCGAACGCGCAGGAAGAGGGCGATGACGCCCCAGAGTCTGATGCAGAGGGCGATTCCCCCGTCACCGTCGAGATCGACGGCAAGACGGTCGAACTGACCAAAGCGCAGATCGCCGAAGCCTACAAAGCAGGGCTGCGGCAAGCCGACTACACGAAGAAGACGCAAGAGATCGCCGAGCAGCGTAAAACCGCTGAGGCTGAGACTGCGAAAGCTCGTGAAGAGCGCACCCGGTACGCGGATGGCCTCCAAAAGGCCGCCTCGCTGCTGGAAGCGCAGTTGCAAGAGCAACAACAGATCGATTGGCAGAAGCTTCTGGAATCTGATCCTGTTGAGTACCTGAAGCAGCAGCACCTGGCGCAAGCCAGACAAGCACAGTTGCAGCAG